GGGCACCTCGACCGTATGGAAAAACCCCAACAAATTCCCGCTGACGGCAACTAACGAAATCAGTGGCTTGTGAATGGTGTGAACGCGTATGTTATAAGAGTTGTTTTTGCACACGATAGGATTAGTTTCTCTCGATAGAAACGGGAGGGATTCCATGAAACGGGCCGTTCTCTATCTTCGAGTTTCCACAACCGACCAAACCACGGCCAATCAGGAACGCGAGCTCCGCGAGCTCGCCGGCCGCATGGGCTGCGAAATCGTCCACGTCTACAAAGATCACGGCATCAGCGGCGCAAAGAGCCGCGATGAGCGGCCAGAGTTCGATCGGCTGCTTCGCGACGCTACTCGGCGCCAGTTCGACATGGTGATGGCCTGGTCGGTCGATCGGCTCGGCCGCAGCCTGCAGGACTTGGTTGCCTTCCTGTCCGAGCTCCACAAGCTGCACATCGACCTATTCCTGCATCAGCAGGGTATCGACACCACCACGCCAGGCGGCAAAGCCATGTTCCAGATGATGGGCGTGTTTGCCGAGTTTGAACGCTCGATGATTCAGGAACGAGTCCGCGCCGGGCTTAGGAGGGCCAAGGATGAGGGCAAACAGCTTGGACGGCCTCGCATAGATGCCGAACTTGAGCGACGAATACGTGAGGCTCTGAAGGCTGGCGAAACCATCCGCGGCATTGCAGCCAAGTTCGACGTCAATCCGTCAACAGTGCAGCGAATCAAAAGCCCTTTCGTCAGGGCGGCGTGAGGAGGGGGAAGCATAAATAAAATTTCCTAATAGGCGCACAGCAGTCTCGGAGCCTCAATCTAAGTACCCGCTACACAGGGGGCAGTTTTTCTTGGGTCCCAACTCGGGCACCCCCGCCTAATTTTTCGGTTTTTTCTTGAGTGCGTCCCCTCCGAATCTCGGTCATAAGGCTGTACCGATCCCGCGCCATCCCGGATCGATGTCAATTCAAATAAGCCACTGATTCATATGCACAATTGATAGATACGGTGGACGTATAGAGGAAAAGCCATGGACCAGGATCATTGCCGCAGTCTCGAACGGATAGCCAAGTCGGAGGCTTATCGCGGCCAATCGGGTTTTGGCTTTACCGGCCAGGCGTCTATCGTCGTGAATGAACATCTGGCCGCCCTGGCGCAATGGGTCGGCGTTAGTCTTGCCGACAAGCGCCGCAGCCGTGATGTTCGACGTGCCCTGCGCGGCCTCAATGACGAGGATATAGCCGCCCGTCTGCTGCTTGCCGGAATTTCGGCGGCCATGGGGAAACGCTTTGGTGTTGACGAGGATGGCAACAAGACACGTCGTGATATGGCGGTGTGGATTGGCTACAACTTCGCCTGTAAGACCCGCGAGGCCGCTTCTAGGACCGGCGAGTGGGGAATCCGCGGCTTGCTTACGCTGCCGATATTCGCTCTCGACGGCGAAATCTTGGTGATCCCGGCCACCGCCGAAGTGCAAGCCCTGATGGACGGCTTTCTTCGCAGCGCAGCGGCGCATAATCCGTTATTGAGCCCACAGGAGAGCCCGCCGATTCCATGGAATGGGTTTCGCAGCGGTGGTCTTGCATCTGACCACTGGCACAAGCCGAAACTGGTCCGCACTAATCACAAGTCTGTTGAGAACATCATCAGGCGCGCCATTGCCACCGGTGCCATGCAGCCGGTGTTAGATGCGATCAATGCCATGCAATCGGTGGCGTTCGTCATCAATCGGCCGATCTTGGACTTCGTCAAGCGCGTTGGTCCGCCGCCGGCGCCCGACGGCGCGATGTCCAAGCAGAAGACGCGTGAGCTGACGGCGGCGATAAGAAATTGGGAGTATGACCGCACGATTGCCGAGGCTATATCGGGGCCCCGTTACGCCCCCCTTACTATGGACACCCGCGGCCGGCTTGTTCCGATCCCGTGGCTGAATTTCATCCGCGATGATCATGTCCGCAGCTTATTCTTGTTCGCCAATGGCGAGCCGATCAACGACGATGGTGTGATCTGGCTAAAACAGTTCGTGGCCCGCCTAGCTGACGGCAATCGCTTCAGCGATGAGCCTAAGCCGTCCCGCCTCGATCTGGATGGGCGCGTTGGCTGGGCCGAGCGCAATCTGTCGAAGATCATCAATATCGGTGCCGCTGTTCTCTATGGTGATACGCCTAGCATCGAGGGCATTGACGACCGATTTCAATTTGCCGCCGCCTGCGCCGAGCTTGTCGGCGTGATAGAGGCGGCCGGTGACGGCGGTGACTTCATCACCCGCCTGCCGATCCAACTCGATGCTCAATGTTCTGGCCTACAAAATCTGTGTGCCATGGTGCGCGCCGATGAAGGCAAATACGTTGGTCTCGGGCCGCCGCCGCCGGACCACTACGTCTATGACGTGATGCCCGGAACGCCGCTGTCCGACACGCACTTTGTGCCCGGCGATCTCGTTAACCTCGGCCCCGAAATGTCGTTGGACATTTACACCCTGGTTCAGGCGGAGGTTCATGTTGACCACCCGGAGTTTGGCGACATCGTTCATCCGCTTGGGCGAAAGCTAGCCAAGACGCCGGTCATGACCAAGTTCTACGGCTGCGGGCTAAAGAAAATGGCCAAGCAGATTGGCGACGCGCTTTTGGGGCTGGACGATCCGGCTGCTCAAAGCTTTAGGACCGACGACAAGCAAGAAGAACTCGCCGAGGCTTTTCGTGCGGCGATTAAGAAGATTGCCCCCAAGGCGACCGAGCTTTTCGAGTGGTTGCAGCAGCTAGCGGCAGTATGCGCCAAGCACAAGGTCTTGCTGCGCTGGACTACGCCCTTGGGTTTCCCCGTCATCAATGAATATCACCCTTCGATTACCAGGCAGATGAAGCGGCCGATCCTCGATAAGAACGGCAGGCAAGTCCTGCGAGACGGGAAGCCGGTATTTCGTTACACCGAGCTAGCGGTCGGCTACAAAGATAACATCAAGGTTGGCAAGGCCATTACCGCCGCGGCCGCTAACTTTGTTCACAGCGCTGACGCCTGCCTTTTGCACATGATCGCGTTAGCTTGTGAGCAGGAAGCCATCCCGATGGTCAGCGTGCATGACTGTTATGCCACGATTGCCAATCATGCCGGACGGCTGAAGGAGATTGCCGGCGAACGGTTCGTGGCGATGTACGAATACGATTGGCTGGATAACGTCTGGCAATCGGCGCGCAATGTGCTGCCCCAATCGGTCGAACTGCCGCCAATACCGAAGCGGGGAAACCTGAACATCCAAATCAATTTCCACACCTTTAGCTAAGGTCACTTTCAATAAGGAAGTTCCCGTGGACGACATTACCCAACGCTACGAATTTCAACAGATCATCCGCGATGCTGTTGAATATCGAATGTTGCGCCGGATCATGGACGCCGGCCGCGCAACGGAAACAGTCCGGGTGCAAGAGCAACTCGGAATAAGGGGCAGCCGCAACACGAGCGACAAATAAGACCCGCCGTAATTCACACTTACCCGACCCGGCGCGTGCGGGTTTTTTGATTTCTGAAAGGATATCATATGCGCATTCATGCGCTCATCAACGAAAGCAGCATCGACTTTGTTCGCGATGGAAAGGGCAAAGTCGTCCACGATCTATCATGTTGCGGCGCTTAAGCTTATCGAAGAGAGAATTACCGGACCGAAAAATCCCACAGTATGAGGCAAGAAGATGAGTTTATTTGAGAAAGGCCGGCAGAAAACCGGTGGTCGCGCAAAAGGCGCGCGCAACAAGCTTAGTCAGGCGTTCCTTGAAGCGTTTGCTGCCGACTTTGAAGAGCACGGTGCGGAGGTCATCAGGGTCGTGCGCGTGGAGAAGCCGCACGAGTATCTCAAGACAGCCGCTTATCTGATGCCGAAAGAATTTGAAATTACCGAAACGCACCTTATGGAAATCCCTGATCATGAGCTTGATGCATTCATTGAATTCGCCAGACAGCGACTTGCCGAGCGTGCTCTCGGCGCTTCAATCCGAGAAGCAGAGACGGCTCACTGAGGATCGGCTCCGGTATTACACGCCGTATCCAAAGCAACTCGATTTTCATGCTGCAGGCGCCGTGCATCGCGAGCGCTTGCTTATGGCCGGAAACCAGCTCGGCAAAACATTGGCCGGCGGTTTCGAGGCCGCAATGCACGCCACCGGACGCTATCCCGAGTGGTGGGCCGGTAAGCGCTTTGACGGTCCGACGATCGGCTGGGCGTGCGGTATCACCGGTGAAGTCGTACGAGACACCGTCCAGCGCGTACTCGTCGGTCGCGCTGGTCAAACTGGAACAGGCGCGATCCCGAAGGACGCCATTGCGGAGCTTGTCTCAGCACGTGGTATCCCCGACCTGCTCGACAGCATCAAAGTCACTCACGTTTCCGGCGGCCGATCGGTAATCGGCCTGAAGAGCTATTTATCGGGCCGCGAGAAATTCCAGGGCGAGACGTTGAGCTGGGTGTGGCTCGATGAAGAGCCGCCAATGGATATCTACAGCGAGGCGCTTACCAGAACCAATATCGGTGCCAATCCGGTGTGGATGACGTTCACGCCATTGCTTGGCATGTCCGAGGTCGTGCGGCGCTTTCTGCAAGAGCGCAGCGAGGCCCGGCACATAACCTCAATGACCATCGACGATGTGCAGCACTATTCCGAAGAAGAAAAGGCGACCATCATTGCGAGCTATCCGCCCCATGAATTGGAAGCACGAACGAAAGGAATTCCGACCTTAGGTTCCGGCCGGATCTTTCCGGTTCCCGAACACGCGTTGGCCATCGAGCATAAGGAATTTCCAGCCCATTGGCCAAAGATCGGCGCGATGGATTTCGGCTGGGACCACCCATTTGCGGCCGTAGAGATGGTTTGGGATCGAGACAGCGATACCGTCTATGTCTCGAAAACGCACAGATTGAAGGAAGCGACACCGATTATTCATGCAGCGGCACTGCGCAGTTGGGGCAAGGAGTTGCCGTGGGCGTGGCCGCGAGACGGTAAAAGAGAAACCCTGGAAGGCGCCGGCGTTGCCCTGGCGCAGCAATACAGAGCCCAGGGCCTCAACATGCTGCCCCAGCACGCTCAGTTCGAGGACGGCAGTATTTCGGTTGAGGCTGGTCTAATGGCGATGCTGACCCGAATGCAAATGGGCA